CTGACGTTGCTTGTCACTGGTACATCACTGCACCAGATTCCACGATGGGTGAGGGCTTCAGCTGGGCTAACGCGCCATGGTTTTCTGTCGAAGGCTTGCAAGACGTAAGCCAGCTCACTAACACTGTTAAGTCGTTGCAGGCTAGGACTATAATTAATTGATAATCTTAAGCCCCCTTCCCTTGCGTGAGGGTTTTTTTGTTGGTATTTTATATGCTGTAAGCACCTAGGTTTAAAGCCATTATGCTCAGCAAAATCGATCCTGATGAACGCATTTTAAGCGAACCTACTATCGTTGAACAGGTTAATCGGATAGCAGAAGACCTTGGATGGCAGCCCCACGATACAATTGTTGTTGAGATCGGTGGAACAGTAATTTCTGGCATCCATCAGGGTGATAATTTTAATAAAAAATGGGCTACGCCTTATGGACAAAGAAAATACAACAAAGATGCGTTTATTGTGATCAAAAACCAAACGAGAGATCCATTCGAGCCATCGATGGCCAGAGAAGAGCTAAAACCAGGGTTGACGGACCCAGAATAGCTGCTATGCTTTGTGAGGGTAATTGGACTACCTGAAAGACCCCCTGGAAAGGGTCTTTTTTTTTTGGCAAAATAGCAAGATTTGATTTTTATCATGAATCCGAAAAAATTTAAAATGGAAAATGCCGAAAAGTTAAATGGTCGCTTAGCGATGCTTGGTATTATCGCTGCATTGGGAGCCTATGCCGTGACAGGTCAAATCTTCCCTGGAGTTTTCTAATGCCACAAGGTAAGGGTACATACGGAACAAAAAAAGGCCGTCCACCGAAAAAAGATAAAAAGAAAGGCGGGAAAAAATAGAGATGGGTAACTCGCCAGTAGATAAGAGCAAAGGCTTTATTAAGTCTGGGATGACTCTTGTCACAGAATTAAACTCAGATAAATACTTAGAAAAGAAAGACACGACTGAGTCTAAACAAAAAAACAAAAGCAAATAAATGACTCCGATCCTGGTGGTATTCAGTCTATTGATATTGAACGCCATCTTTTTTATTAGCCTTCAGGATGACAAAAGTAAAAATTGAAATTGTTAAGCACTCAAAATATTATTACTGGCTAGTGGACTACGGTTCAGGACATAACGTCGAAGGCTTTGCTGAGACTTTAGAAGAGGCAGTAAGAGAGATTATGAAGTATGAAAATGGGGTGTAGGGTAGACTAAGGTACGTTCACCTCCTCTGGAGGCGGAAGTAAGACAACGCGGAACGGAACGTTCATTCCATGTTGGAATTCTTGATTGCATCTAGCATCACCTGCCTACAGGCTAATGATGTCATGACCCGTGTACTGATCCACGAGGATCTGACTGACCTTGTCAAAGAGGAACTAGTCACGGAATTGAAAAACGCATCAGATTGCGACTGGAACGCACACGTTGACTGAAGGAACGCGCTTTTAGTGTAAAATTCACTGCAAGCGGAGCTTTCATCATGTCTATCGCAACATACAGGGGTGTCAAATATGACACCAAAAATGTCATGGAAAAATTTAAAGACTGGAAAATGTCTTTAGAAAGCAAACATCTCGATGATTTTAAATATCGAGGCGTAAAATATAAGTGGGAGGTACAGAAGAATGTCTGAACTCTTACTAATCCAGAAAAAACTAAAGAGAAAGAACAAACAAAAAGCTTTATCGTTCGTTCGATTCAAGCAGGCAATGAGTAAGAAAAAACTCAAGCCATAAAAAAAGGGCTAGCCAAATTAGCTGGTTAGCCCCTCTTTTTTTTATAATGAAGATCAGAAATTATACTTAACGCCTACCTTTGTTCCGTAGCTGGTGTCAGCATCGTCAACACCGCCGGCAAAGCTGATCTCACCGTAGAGGTTAAAGTTTTCAGAGGCATTGATACCAATACCTACTTTACCTGTAGGAACGGTTTCAGTTGGGCCGTTATCAATAGAAATGATACCAGCGCCACCTTGAGCATACCAGCTAGCAGATTCACCGATACTACCTTCGTACCCCAGATGCAGGTCTGTTGCGGTTCCTCCATAATTTGAGCCGGAAAAAGCTGAATTGGCCTCCACGTTGGCGTAAGGGCCAGCGATTGCACCAGCAGGTGCCAGGGCGGCTACAGCAGCGATGACAAGAGTGGTTTTAATCATTGTAAATTTAAAAAAAGGACTAACGCGAAAATTGTTCGCTTAATCAATATACCTAGACAGACCGGAAGACTGAGGTACCATTTGGGACAGTAATACGAGTGGGCATGACCAAACAGCGCAAAAAACTTTTAAAACTAATGGAAAAAGCTGCAAAGTCAGTGAGTGATGAGGAGTCTAAAGAAATTATTAAGAAATTAAGGAAAGCAGGCAGAAAATACGGCCAATGTTCGGCAATCTAAGCTAGTCATCTAGTGTTCATGGCTAGTCCGTTACTGGCATATTACAACGGGCGGATTAAGGCTTCGACGCAAAACACTGTAACGATTACAAATGGCCGCCCAGTCAAGTCTGGTGGCGTTGAATACGTCGTAAAATGTTATATCAAAAGGATTCAATATACCGGCGTAACGAGTGGATCGAAGCCATTACCATTAGCTTCACAATTAGAAGGAAGGATGCTTCCTGGTGGCAGCGGTGATCAGTTCTACTATCGAGGCTATGCCCTTCAGAAAGCCCTTGTAGGGGCCTCTAATTGGTTAGGAGACCTAAGTGGTCTTACCTTCACAAATATCACGGCACAGGAGCTTTTCCTGCTGCCTGGTAGCGAAGTTGAGTTCAAGCTGGGTAATGATCCATTAATGCAAGCCATTATTCAACGTTCCAGCGGAATATTTGGTGGTGATGGAATTGATGAAATTATTTATCCAGCTATCGGTGGTGTCGAGATTCAACTGACAGGCTCTGATATTCAAAACTAATGCCTTACAAATTAAAAGTGCAGGGCTTACGCGAAGCGCAGAAACATATAAAAGATGAAATAAAAAAGATTAAAATAAAAATTAAAGAAATTAGCGAAGAAAAATATGAGATCATTTTGGGTGGAATTATAATTGATTTTTCATTAAAAATGAACGGTTTAGATACTTTTATCAATCAGCTTCCGCAACTAATAAAAAAAGCTCATGATCAAACTTTAGATGAAATTGCATTAAAACTGAAAGACGCTTTAGACGCTTCAATACAAAGCCCCGTCTGGGACTGGGAAGGTGATACAAGAGATATCGTTGACACTGGGAAATTAAAGGACAGTCTTGTTGTATCAGTTGAAGGTGGATCGATAAACATTTTGTATGGTGAAGATTATGCCGCAATCGTTCATTATGGTGGATATTTTAATCCGTATGGCAATCCAGAAATTAAGCAGTATTACCCAGGCAGGCCATGGGTTGATTCTGTTCTAAACGGTCAAGGCCCTGTCGATCAATTTGACTTTGAAAAAGAATATAATTCAATTTTTACTAAAAAGATAGAAGGTTTGATTCGATAGGAATACTACGTCGCTTTGTGACTACTATGGCGAAATTACCATTCGTAATTGCTCCAAAAATGCAGTCCCGGCCAGTACGGCTTGGGAATGAAGAGGTTGGAGTTATCGAAATTGAAAAGAGAGGATATCTAAGTGTCGCGGAGAAATCTTTTGTTGATACCGTCATGCAAGGCAGCGATGGAGTAGCATCTATTGTAAAACTAGCAAGTCGAATTTCTCGTGAAAAGAAAATTACTGTTGAGAAAGCTTATAACTTAATTGTTGATATTATTAGTGGCAGTTCAAGTGGAGCATTAACTTCTAGCGTTGCAGCTGATTATGGCGACGACATTGCTGGTATTCAGACTCAGATGGTCGAATCATTGCAACGAAAAGCAATTGCTTGTACAACAATTTTAATTCAATCAAGAATTAATTCTGACTGGACACTAGACGACACTATGGAGCTTCAACCAGAATTACTCGCTGATTTCAGCAAATTGTATGAAGAGGAAGAACAAAAAATTTTAAATGCTGAACCAAAGAAAACAAAAGATGAAGAGGCTGCTGAAATTGTGGGAAAGTAAAAAGCGGAGAATGGGGAACGATTATCCCTTTTGAACAGATATACTGGCAGCTAAAACAAATTTTTATAGGAGACACAGAATTCTCCTTGCAAAATTACCATAATTTACCTTACATGTATGTACTTGAGGCATATGATAATGCCTTGTCATACAAAAGAAAATCCTTGCATGAGGCTGAAGCTCCAATAGCATTGCAGACATCCTTACTTGCCAATATCAATAGAGACTCTAAAAAGAATAAAAAACCATTTACTATGGAAGATTTCTTTTTATATCAGCCGACAGAAAATTCAAACATGCCTTTAGGATCATATGGTGCAGCAGCCATGGAACTTATAGAACAGCAGTTATTCCCTCGATGGGCGTATTGTTTTTACAAAGATCTTAAGAATTCCTCGACAGGTAATCCTCCTAGCTTCTTAGGTCTTATTCATAAAAAAGCAATAATTTTAGCACCAGAAATCACAGATAACACAGTTAAAGGGATGTTAATCATGGAAGATGTAGTGTCTGAGCAGACGATCGAAATGAAATCGACGCTCGGTGGCATCATTAAAGTAACAATGCCAAAGGCCACTATACGTTATAGCGCAAAAGAAGGAGTTGAGGTTCCTATTGTTGCATGATTGCCGCCGAGAATGAGTGACAATTGAATACATCCCCTGAGATAGGAATGTTTTGCTTTTCAGTTTCCATCCATGCTCGGATTCTGTATTCACGCTGCATTGAGTACGAGTCCTGGTTACGGAACCATTCAGCCCATTCTTGACTTCCTTTTGAATGATTGCATTTTTTGCAGGCAGGAATACAATTGCTTGTCCTGTCTTCACCACCCCTCGCTCGGGGTTTAACGTGGTCTAGAGTCAGCGAGGCATCGTCGATCGGCGGACTTCCACAGTAGGCACAGCAGTTGTACCAAGCATCTTTGATTGACTGTCGCCAGAGTTGTTTCGCTTCTTTCCTTGTCATTGCATCCAGATTAAAAAGGTAGTCATGGATCCTTGGCCGGATCGGAAAATCCTTTTTAATCATTGAGTCGTAATGACAACGACTCCGCTAAAAGATGAGGCATTTGGGCTTCTCATAAGCACTTTTGCGGCTGTCTAATCTATAGTTCCTTAAAATGGGCAGACTAAAACACGGTTTTTCGTGTTCTGATGGCGCAAACTTTTGCCACGACACCGCAAATTATTTATAATGTCCTAGCTAATGATAGTAGCTTTTCTTCATACATAGGAAGCTACAGCTTTACTGGCGGGAGTACAAGTCCGTCAATTGTAATTTTAACCCCAGGGGAACAACTTCCACAATTAGTATCACAAGTTGGGCTAGAGTGTATTATCCATGATTCTGGCGATATTGGTCGCAAGGATTATGTGACTGATAATTCTGATTTATTGACGACTTGGAAAGTATTTTTAATTGTATGGGACGGATCAACAGGAAGTGATTTAGATGCTGCCGCTAAGCGAGCCTTATATTTGTTCTATGGCGCAACAACAATTGAAACCTTGTCAGTTTCTAAAGGCCTTGGTGCTCGCGTTCAAACAATGATCATGATTCCTGAGAATGGTGGTTTACACGCAGAGGCCACTGCAATCTTAGATTCGTTACCTTAAAGCTTGTTATTGCAGGCATTTTTACTGCAAGCGAATAAATAGTATTCCAGACCATTAGGAACCCTACGATAGTGGGGTGAATCCCCCATTTTTGCTCAGTTTTCAGCATTCTGGAAATTCACCCATGGCTAATTATTCTGCAGCCTTTGGATATAAGTTCTACTTACTTCCTCTGGCTTCACTTCAAACCGATCTCGCTTTTACTGGAATTACGACCGGCACCGGTCTTAGCAGTGCTAGTACTGGATTTATCAAGACTGATAGCTCAACTCTTGGTGATGAAGGCAACCTTGCTGCCGACAATGACACCGTTTCGTACAACACTGCGACTGGAGTTTTTACTGTCGAAAGTCAAGTCTATGCAATGGATGGCACCACTGCTACTGACAAGCCCTTTAAGATTATTGGGCTTACTAACGCCTCACTAGAGACTGACACATCTAGCGAGGATATTATCACTTATGACCGCACAACTCGTGGTTATAACACCAACATTGCTACCACAAAGTCCTTCAGCATCTCATTGGAAGGTGTCGCTGACTTTAAGAGTGCCGCTTACCAAGTCTTGCGCTTAGCTGAAGCTAACACTGTTAATAACAGCTTGCGCGTTAAGTTTGCTCGTATCGGACCTACTGGTACTGACGAGACGATTTACGGATACGGCACTCTTGAGGGCTACTCTGAATCAGTGGAAGCTGGTTCTGTGGTTTCCTTCAGTGCCACCCTGAATGGCTACGGCCCATATAACTTAGATATCGACGCTAACGCTTGATATTAACTTAAAAAGCCTCAAATGCCCCGCTACGGCGGGGTTTTTTCTTGGCAGACTATTCTAGTCTTGGTGGCAATCAGTGGCGCAAAATTTTGAAATTGAAATTAGCGCACACTATAGCGACGAAGAAGCGACAAAAAGACTGCAAAAAACAAATAAAAGTTTTAAAGATCTTGCTGAAACCCTTGACGATCTAGGACCAAAGTTTAAAGGAGAATCGACACGTAAAGTACAAGTCCAATTAAAAGGCGTCGACGCTCTTTCAGGGACTTTAAAGGTCTCTTCTGATGGATTAGATGGGTTCTCAGATAACGCGAAAAAGGCAGCAAAAGGATTAAAAACTTTAACGGGAGCAGAAAACAAATCTGTACTTTCTATAAAACAAGGCTTATCTGCTGCCAAGCAAAAGCTATCATCGTTAAATAAAACCAGTGCTGCATACAGTCACACTGAACAAAAAGTACGAGGATATCAAGAAGCATTAAATAAGGTAAATGGTGTGATGGCAGGGTCCATTACCCAGAAGCGTCAATTAGCAGCAAGGCTGCAAAAGTTATCTGAAAGTTATGTTCAAGGTAGTGCTGATCAGCGTAAATATGCAGCTGAACTAAAAAAAATTAATGCCGAAATATCTGGGACTAATGGACCTTTTAGGTCATTCTTTGGAGTTTTAAACAAAGTAGCATCTGCTCAGGCAGGTTTCGTTGCATTTTCTGCAATTATTGGCACGTTTACTGGCAAGATTAATGAATTAATTAATCAACAGAAGCAATTGCAAGGCTTTGATTTAGCTTTAAAAAATATTGGGCTATCTTCTGTTCAAGCAAGCGAAGCCCTTGCTGAGGCCGCCGGCATTGCAAACAGGCTTGGAGCGCCAATTCAACAAGTAGAGAAATCATTCAAGAGGATGATTCCTGCGTTGAAGGCAGTGGGTGTTAATTCTAAAGATTCAAGTAAATTTATTGAAGCTATTGCAGCAAGAACGCAAACACTTGGATTGAACACTGAACAATCTGGCAGGTTTCTTGAGGCATTCGCTCAGGTGCTGAGTAAAGGAAAGCTCCAGGCAGAAGAACTTAACCAACAAATCTCTGAACTTGATGGTGCCTTCAGGACGCAATTGGCAGATGCTCTTAACGTTACCACTCAAGAACTGGAGGAGATGATCAGCAACAGCCAAGTCACTTCAAAAGTGTTTGTCGAAGCTGTTTCTAAAATGGCAAATGGCGCTGAACTGTTAGCTGCAATGGTTCGTGACGGGAATGAAACTGTACAGCAGCTGCAAAACCAAATCAATAATTTAAAAGTCAATAATCTTCGTGCTATTGCAGTAGCGTTAGATCCTGGCATCAAAGCTTTTTTCTCAATTCAAAAAAGTATTGAGCAATTTATTGCTTCAGTTGCTAATAGCCAATTCGGTGCATTACTAGCCGATACTTTTAATAATATTGTTTTAGCAATCAGAGATTTTGTTAATATTATGCTGACTGCAGTAAAAGCAGTTATATTTATTTTAGAACCAATTTCTGGTCTGAGCAGAATAGTCAGCCTTTTACTTAGAGCCATTATTCCTCTGACAGCAGCTTTTGTTACAGTCAAAATAGCAACTGCAGCTTATGCCGCAATGGCAGCATTGGCTTCGACAGCAACGGCGGGCCTTGGAACCAAGTTAAAAATTACTTCTGACATTGGCATGGTGGCTGCACAAAGGTTTAGCAATTTAGCTACAGCTGTGGGAAGATTTATAAAAACTGCGCTTCCATTGGCACTTCTTTCGCTTTTGATGTCAAAAATAACAAAAGCAGCCAAATCCACTGCAGAAGCATTTGCAGGAACTGATGCGGCATTAGAAGAAACAAGAAAAAGATTAAACGCAAATACACAAGAAATCGATAAGCAAATCAAGAAAGCTAACACATTAAAAGTTATACTCGACGGTATTTCTAAAGCATTTGGCTTTAATCAAACTGCAGATCTTTTCGCAGGAATTCAAATAAAAGACCGTATTAAAGACATGCAAGCTGTTCAAAACGCTTTAAAGGACTTACAAATGACTGCTTTTCTTGGAGACATGAGTCTGTTAAGTCCTAAAGCATTTGAGAATTTATCAACGTCGTTGCGGAGAAACAAGCAAGATTTAGAAGTTTACAGGAAAGACTTGGTTAAGCTAAGAGAGGAAAGAGAGAGGAGTGGCGACGAAAGCGCATTTCCTATTATCAAACTTTTAGACCAGGAGATTCAATTAACAGACAAACGTATAAAGCAAGCAGATGTTCTTAATGGCCGCGTAAAAGAACAGGCCGATCTTAGAGGCGTCAATGTAGAAGAATTAGAGAAAGAAGTAGCTACTATGGAGAAGCTAAAAGAACTGCAAAAGAGAGAAGTAAGCCAAGAAAAAGTTGCAAGTTTACTTTTAGAAAGAAAATATACTATTGATTTAGGAATATCAACTGAAGGACTTGCTAAGACAGAAATATTACTAGAACGGAATAGGGCTAAATTTGCAAAGAACGAAGCAGCGAGAGCTAAAGAAAGAGTGCAGAAGCTTAAGCAAGAGGGCAAAGCTGAAGATCAAACAAACGATGAATACTACGCCAAGCTTAATAAATTAACATCAGAAGCCTTGAAAGCAGAACTGGAAGCAGCAGAAATTGCAAGAAATGTTGCTGACATGGTCACTGACGAAGTTGAAAGGGTATTTGAAGCAGGCACTGCCGCTGCAGAAAGCTATGCTCAAGCAGTAGAATTAGTCGCCTCTAAGGTCAATTCAGTCAAGGACAGCATTAAATCAACTGCAAGTACTGTAAAGTCTGCTATCAGCACAGTATTCGATCGTGCTATCGGCCAAGAGCGTAGCGGATCGGGTAGAAGAAAAATCGAAGAGAATAGGTTAAGATTATTAGCTAAAATTAATTCAATAGAGAATTTTATTGACAAAACAAAGCTACAAACTGCTTTTACTTTACAGCAATTAGAGATAAAAACAATTCAAGCAAGGATTAAAGGTGAAGCTGAAATCCAGCGAGCAAGAGGCAATACCGAGGCAGCAGCCAACATTACCAGACAAGCAAGCGCTTATAAAGAAGTTCTCAAATTAAATGAATTACAATTTAACGTTGAGAATCAAAGTCTAGACCTGCGAAAGAAATTAACTGGTCAAGCTTTAATTGATGAAGCAATAGAAAAGAAATTATTCTCTCAGATTTCAAATAGAGAAATAGCTGAGAAAGAAGTTAAAAAAGCTTTAGGCGTGACTGGAGTAGAATATAAAGACATTTTAAAAACAGTAAAATTAATCGATGAAGCTACGAAAGAGACAAAAGTTATTGATGAAAAAACTATTATAGGAGCAACAAACTCTTATGGCTTGCAGCTGCAGGCTACTAAAAATATAGAAAAAGAGCAAGAAAGGATCAGCATACTGTTAGCGGAAAGTAATAATCATTTAAGTAAGATGACCGGGGAAGTTCAACGTGTCAATGAAGAATTTAAAAACACTGAAAATACGATTGCTAATATGGTTAAATTTATGGATGATTTGCTAGGTAAGACTCAATTAGTAAAAGCAGAGCTTGGCGGGACTGGGGGAGGAGCCCGTTGGATGGGCGGCCCCGTTGCAGGAGGACAAACCTATAAAGTTAATGACGCTGGACTTGGTCGAGAATCATTTATGAATAAATTTGGAGATGTCAAGCTCTTACCTGCAGGCTCTAATATTAACTGGACTGCACCAAGCGCCGGGACGATTTTACCAGCAGCAATAACAAAGCAGCTGACTAATAACTCACAATACAATTCTCAAATAGCTAATAGCAGAAGTAAACTGTCTCCTATGCAGTCATCTGTCTCTGGCAGCGGAGATACTGGCGTTTCCGGCAACCTAGTCAAGCAAATGACCGCTGCTTTGACCGGCTCTGGCGGCAATCAACGCATTACAAACAACGTGACGATCCAAAGCCAGCAACCTGTCACTGATGCGTCGAAGATCATGACCAATGTGGCCCGTATGCGGCTCCGTAACGGCCGGAGGATCTAAGAATGGCTGGAAGTATCACGATCAGCTACGGAAGCGACTCTGTGGCCTTTACGGACTTCTCAGGAGATGATCTGCCAAGCTCTGTCCTTGGTCAAGCTAGTTTAGAATTTAGTCAGATTGGACTAGGCTACGCTCAAGGTCCAGCCCGACTGCAACGCAAAATCTGGGCAATCGCTACATATGCAACACCAGCCGAGATTGCAACATTAAATACAATCTTTACTGCCTGGGATACAGCTAGATCTACTTCCTTAAATACTTCTGTAATTAATATTGTTGATAATTTACTGAGAGAAGCAACTAATAACGTCAATATACCTATAGTTACGACTACTGCATTCTTTACTACGCCACCTACTATCTCAAGAGTAGGCAGGACTAATGAAGTTTTCTTATTAAGCTTTGGCTTAACGGAGGTGTAGATGACGCTTGCAAATACAACTTCTAAGATTCGGTTATTTATTAATGGCAAAGATTATAGTAATTTTTTAATTGAAGGTTCTACCTCTGACGATTCTGCATACAGCACAAATATAATTACCACTAAAGGTTCTATTGTCCTTGGTGGTGATACAACAATTTTAGATTACAATAAAACTTTATTCCCGCTAGGCTCTAGAGTTAATGTTTACGCTACTTTAGACAATGGTAAAGCAGCTAAATTGCCTCGTGGTCAATTATATGTTTTAAATTCAAGTATAGATATTAACAGTAGACAAACAACTCTTGAGGTTGGATGTTCGCTTGCTTATTTAGTTTCTAGAGAAAGTTCTTATGTGCCTGAAATTAGAACTTTAATTACAAGTTTTGTTTCTAGTGAAATAAAAAAATCTTTTATTATTGATGATTACAATCTTTCAACGTTGCAGACTCTTTTAGAAATAAACGGAAGGGTTATATTTCAAGATTCTTGGGGACATATTCAAACTGTTAACCAGTTTGGCGATGACGGCTTAGGTTCAAATCTTAGCAAGGCAAAGCTAACAAGCTTTGACGAAGAAACTGCTATCGCAATTGATTCTATTGGAGGAGCTATTGAAGATTTGCCATCAGCGGTAATTGCTACCACTGATGTAGAAGTTCCTTCTTCTTCAACAGATAATAACGAAGAAAGCCCAAACCCACCTCCTTTTATTACGAGTCAAGCGATTAGGACTATATCTGTACCAGATGCAGAGAAAGCTCCTACGTTTTTTAAAGTAGAAAATGATCTGACTTCAGGAGAAGCAACAACAGAAGCTGTAGCAGGTTGCGGAACAATTGAGACTCCCGTCGCAAGTGCGCCTTCAACTTTCGCATATACAGCAAAGGGATCTTGCACCACAGGCTCTAGAGAAGTAAAAGAACAAGTTACACAAGGCCGTTATGTCAGTTATGAAGGCCCTGGTAATCAAGTTGAGTGGGAATATGACTTTGAGTATTGCAGCGCCGCGACATATGCCAATGGCTTAATTAGTGGGGTGGTCAATCTTTATTCTAATAGCGCGAATACAGAAGTTGAGAAAGCTAACGCATTACTAAGTAAAGCTAATCAAGCTTATACGCTAAGGGATGATTACGCTTCTAGGCCATCAACGCCGCAATCCGCTGCCGCAATTCAATATCATGGCTGTGCTGCAGATCAATACTACAACGCTGCTGTAGATATATTAAAAGGCGCAGAAAAATTAGCTAAAGAAGCAACTAATTTTGCGGATTCACGCACGGGGGATTATGGATATTCAAGGATGCAGCAAACTTACTACTTTTATGGCGATAGTTCACAACAATTAATTCAAAAAGTTCAATTCAATTATATTCATGCTGCCGCAAGTGTTGCTGCAGAAAGAGCTGTAAATAAAATGGGTGTCGCCTACAGGGCTAGTGCTTTTACAGACAAAATGAGATATCAAATAGCAAATGAATTGGACTTTTCACCTTTCAGATCTCTTAATAAATCTTTTGAACAAACGATACAAGGCGATACATTAGTTGGGTCACACGATGACACTAAATATAAAAATCCGTTAACATTTTTTAATCTTGTTTTAGCTTCTAGAACAGTTACTGGATACAGTTATGGAACAGTATATAATGCTGAAACAGAAGTATTTACTGACTTTGAAGAACCTTCTAATAACTATAAAAGAATAAATTATTCTTCATCTGGCAGTTCTTCAGCAATAGAGCCTGACAGGATTGAATACCAAAGAGATGGAGACGGTTGTCTGTATAGCAATGATAGTTCTTCTGAAACAGAAAGCAAAGAGATAACAAGTACTGTCCGTGTTAGCATCACTAACAAAGTAAATGCTTCTACAGTTCCGGTAGCATGGTTAGGAACTCCCGGCAGAGCACCAAAAGAAGTCCAACTGCCTTTAAGCTTTGCGCCTATTCGTACAAAAATATGTAATGGTGTTAAATTTGTTCCAGACGCCTCAGCTAAATTATCTATTTATGGTAAGATTTTAGCTAAATATGCATCAAATTTAGCCAAAAAAATTACTGCTGATAATTTTGGTTATCGTATAACAGAGAAAGGAACACGGGCTGAGATTTTTGAATATTATCCATTCTATCCAATTTCTTTAAATCTTGCAAGTTTAGGTAAAAAGTATAAACTAAGAGCGGCTTCATCTAACTGGGTTTTTGATTCTGATAATGTACTCTGCTCCTTTGATTGTTTTAATGTAGGTGGTATTGAAACAACTTCTACAGCCCAGGCTGCTGGAGGAAATTACCTCGCTTTCTTAAAAGGAGCAGTCACTACTGGACTAACTAATTCATATTTTAATTTACCTCAAACGGCGGCGTCTATTAAAATTACAAGCTTGCCTAGTACCGGGACGATTAATTTAAATGGTACGCCAGTAAGCGTCGGGACTACAATCACCTCAACGCAGATAAATGCAGGCAATGTTGTTTTTGTTCCATCTACATCTAACACGGTATCAATTGAAGTTGGCTTTCAGGCTTTCTCTTTAAGTGGAAGACAGATTACGTCTACAGATGGAATCTACCCTCCAGTTCAAGTAGATCTTGCAACGTATCTTTTTGCTGATGCTGGAGATTTCACTAACAATACTACCAATGGTGGCTTTGATTCTGATGCAGGCAACTTTGACGCCGGAACACGACCTGGAGGTCCATTCAGCCTTAATGCTGGAGACTTTGACACAGGAGCCGCAGTTGTTGTCGGTGAACCCGGAGCACCCGCAGGTGCGTCTACTGGGAACAACACAGTAAATCCTGAGATAGATTCAGGTATCTCAGTCGTTGATGTTAACGATGCGCTTATTTCTAGCGATACGTTGCCTACTCCTGTAGGCGACTTAAGTCCAAACTTTGAAATAATTATTGATTTTAGATTAACACCAAGTGCATATTTTAGATTAGCAACAGCAGTGTTGCCATTGCTTGGCTGGAATTATTATTACATTGCAGCGCCATTAGGCACTGCTATCGACATGGGTACAGTTGCAGATGCAAATAACTATACGATGAATTTTGGTACAATTTTAATCCCCAACGAACCTGTGCTTGCCTCTTCCGTCGTTTAGTGGAATACTACCTTGAATTGGTTAAACGATGGCTGTTCTAACATCTGCAGAGGTTAATGAACAGGCTAATTTGTCGTATATTCGTGGAACATATAAGGTAGCTTTAACTTTAAGTAATACTGACTACGGTTCCTCTGTCACACTGACCACTGTTGAAACAGATGAGGTTACTGTAGGAGATGGTGGTTATGCAAGACTAAGCTATACTTACAGCCCTTCTGATTTGTTGGCTTACTCAAACGGACAGCCATTAGCTCAAAAGATTGCGACTTTTGTTCATGACGGGTCTTCTTCAAATATTACTTTTAATTATGTAGTATTACTAAGGGACGTTAGCGGTACTGTAACAGTTGTTGGATTTGAAAAGCTTGCAGAAACTGTTATATTATCTAACGGTAATTTTGCAGAAATTAATATTAATATCCTACAAGGAGTTGGATAATGCAACTTATCAATAAGTTAAATGAGAATTCTAATATATCAAGATTAAATGCTGTTGATGCTGCCTATGCCGGCAGTCCTTACGCTGGGTCTAATTTCAAAGCTAAGTGGCAAGGCTATAACGAGAATGGAATGGCTGTTGTTAAATATCAAGATCAAACATACACTGCTAAAAATTTGTCGTCTACTTCAACAGTAAAAAATAGAACAGTCTTTCTTAGGGTTGGCAAAGCTCATAGAACGGTAAGTTATTGACATGTCTCTTGAAAGGCTTGTAAAAGAATTTGCAGAGCGCGTTCGCGCTGAATTGATTGCAATGATAGAATCAGAGAAAGATCAAGATACTGCAATTGTTAAATGGCAAGGATTTGATGAAAACGGCAATCCAATCGTTAAAGACACTGATCAAATAAGAACAGCCAAGGGACTAGGCAATATTTCTCAAAAAATTGGTTCTAAGCTAATTTATGATAAAGCCGGCAGCGTTGAATATAAACGAAAAAGAATAACTAAGATTGACGCAATAAAAAAGAAAGAGCTACCTGGAGCACTTAGAGCAAGAAGGATATTAAGGACGCCTTTGCTGGCAGATTTATTTGAAAGTTTAGATATACCGATCATAGCTTTCTATATGCTTACATATTCGACACAAAAGCCAGGAGCGAATTATTCAATAAATTCAGCCATTGGTGCAGGACAGTCGCAATATCCCAGCGCCAATCCCAGCACATCTGAAATTGTAAGTAATTACACTGCAGAGGCAACCCAGGGCGTTACTTATAGGATAAGTATCGGGGCAGTGGCTGTGGCATGTCAAAGCTTATTTGGTCAGCCGGGCTCTGCAAGTGCTTCAATCAGTGGATTAGACTTGAATTTATCTTTAGCCATTGATACCCCTAACGGTAGTGATGAGCAAACTGATATAAGTCTTAATGTAGGACAAAGCGTATCAGGAGGCACTATTGATCAGCAATGTCAAGCTTCTGCTTACGCTATTGGATCTACTGTATATCAAACTGGAGATTCAGAGGCAAGAAGTCAATGGGCTTTTATTTCTTTTCCAAGAGCTGTTTATTATTTTCAAACACCGGAAAACGCAAAGGTTGGTGACAACCCAATAAGAGAAATTGATTTAAATGCGATTGTTCCCAACAGAGTTTATAACAGCAGAATTGCTCATAACTATGTCTCAAGAGAAGGTGATGATGTTTTTGCTTATACTATTTACTATGTTTTAGATGTTGACATGAGTCAGCACTATCAAGTCACTTTGATCAATACAACGACAAATAAGAATAACACAAGACTTATTGGCAAGATTACAAGATATATAATTCATACAAAATTAAATCTTCTGACAGGCACTTATGAACATAAAATAAATGAAAGTTTAAATACCGGAGAAGCAGATGCTGCCACCGGCCAACTACGCCAGTATGACACCACAGCATGGGGCGAAACTTGGCTTTTATATATAGAGCTTAGGGCTGTTTCTAGGCCAACTTCATCATCAAGTACCTGTTCAGCATACGCTTATATTAACAACCCAGACTACCACTTTAAGTATTTTTCACAAGGACATAATAGTTTATATGCTATCAACCCTGAAGCCGTTTGGAGAGAATCTTACGAAGGCGACTGGCTTTATGCTTATAGAAACTTATCGTGGAATTTCAACGCGGCATCAAATATCAATGGTGCTGATATTAATCAGTTTTTAAATTTATCTTACAAAAATAGTTTTTTCTGGCAAGGTATTGATACTCGGCTTGACGAAAATTATATTACAGCACCATTCCTTAAAAGAAAAGACATAACAGGTACTGGCTGGGAAGGTAATACACCGATAACCGGTACCTTTGCCGATATTCAAAATATGTACACCTTTACTCTTGCTAATGCCACTGCTTTCGTATGGAGTAATTATTTTGACGGGTCAATTCCAAACGTTCCTGATGATTACAATAGTTGGAGAAGCTGGACGTTCATGGAGTGGCTTGGCTTGGCCTTAGTAGGGAGCATTCCAGCACCCCGGCATTATGACAGCACTTACTCTGAAAAAATTTGGACTTTACCTGACTTTTCTCTTGCCCAAAATGTTTTCGAATCAGGGAATAAGATTGGAGACAGGCTAAGTTACGACTCTGCATGGTTTAATTTTGTACCTCTCGACTCTATAAGAATAGCTTCCTATGAAATAGCCGCAGGGATTGTTACACTAACAACAGCTTCACAGGGTTATGCCTTTAATGCAAGCGATTTAATTGACATAACTGAAGATGCGGCAATTAACGGACAATATAGTATTTATCAAGTCGTTTCAAATACTGAATTTAAGATAAGCATTCCAGGATCCACTAACACAGCAGGGCCAGTAACATCAACAGGGATAGCAACTAAATTGCCCCCAGCGACATAAGGAATACTAGTTCAGCATTCTGAAGCCTGTGGCGCTACAAATTAGGAGGGGGACTTCTGCGGATGTAACCTCTGCAAGCTTCGTGCCACTAATTGGTGAGCCATTATATTTAACTGACAATCAAAAGCTTTATGTTGGAGATGGCAGCACTCAAGGCGGAAATGCTATTGGCGGCGCAACAGATTTAGATGAGCTGACTTCAGTCACCTTAATTGATGAAAGCGTAGGAGCTTTAAATCTATACACAGTTACATCTAATACTGTTTTAGTTACATTATCGGTAGGCCAAAGTGCTTACTATGTAGGATTACAGGTCGTTATTTCTAACAGCTCAGTCGCTGCATTAAATGGCACACATACAATTACAAGCATTCCGACGGGGAGTCAGTTTGCTTTTGCGCTGACAACTGCAGATGTAACCTCAACGAGTGTCACTGGTGTTGTAACACCAAAGATTCCAAACGGAAATGTTTTAAGCTGGAATGAAACAAATTCATACTGGGAAAATGCACAATCACTTTCTGATGTAGTTAGCGATACTACTCCGCAACTTGGCGGGAACCTAGACACAAATAATAAGACTATTACTAGTGTCGGAACTAATAATATTGAATTTGATCCAGCAACTGGACAGAATGCAATATTTAAAGGTAATGCAACCGATGGCTCAGGGCGAATTAAGCTTAATTGCGAAGCAAATAGTCATGGGATCATCATCAAAG